TGAATTTGCGGCTTCTGTGCCTGGAATAGGTGATTGGTTTAAGAAGGGTGTAGAAAAACCAACAACAGCAGAAGGACAAACGCCAACAGCAAAGGTAGAAACACCATCATTGAAGGAAACTATTGCACCTACACCATCTATAGCACCTACAGCAGCGTTTGAATCAACACCAACTGCTTCTCTATCCCCCGCGCAACAATCAACAACAGGAGAAGCAGTACGGTATCAAACTCAACAAAATATGAATAATGATTTGATGCAAACACCAGTTTCGGCAGCAAATACACAACCAGTAATTATAAACAATAATTATTACAACAATGGCACAAAGATGATGCCAATGGGTCAATCCGGTGGAACAGCAGTAGATGGTGCAGCAATACCACCAGATGAGAGCGGAATGGCAGCAGCACTAACCAGAGATGTCGCTAGAAGTTCTGGATTTGGTGTGCATGTATAAAAGAAAAGACGGCGTTTAAGCCGTCTTCTCCAAATCACACTCAAACAAAATTAGTTCACTCTTCCTTTGCCAACTTCTCAAAGTAAGAGAGCGCATCCTCTTCCTCCGCATCATCTTCGACCGGAGACTTCTTTTCTGGCATCTTTGGAGGATTCTTGAACTTTGGTGCAGAACCAAAACGCTGCTCCGCGTCCTCAATCTGCTCCATCTCTTCCGCAGTCTTTGCCTTACCTTCACTGCCACCACGAAGAACTGATTCCATCTTAGACTTTAGTTCGTCATAAGACTTGAAGTTCTCGGGATTCGTGAACTCCTTAAGAGCATACTGCTTCTTCCAAAGTGCTTCCAACTTTGCATCATCACCACCAAGAAGCGGAGTTGGCTCTTCAAATTCACTCTTGTCATAGTTGATATAACCAGCAACCTTGCGAATCTTCAACTTGAAGTTTGCACCTTGCCAGAAATCAAACACATTGACAGGAGAATCATCTGGGAATTCGGGTTGGATCTTCTCCATGATCTTATCAAAGATCTTCTTACCGAACTTAAAGAGGAACACCTTACCCTCGTTCTCTGGGTGCTTTGGATCGGAAACAACATAAACATTGGCAACATAACTCAACTTGCGCTTACGATCACGCGCAACAGTCTTGTCGTCTTCAATCCCGCTGTTCCAAAGTTCGTTGTTTGCTTCACACACTGGGCACTTCTTACCTAGTGTAGTTGGGCAGTTCTCAATGAACCATCCACCCTTGCCTTGGAACCCGTGACTAAACACACGCGCCCAAGGAACATCCTCACCGTCAACGACCGGTAGGAATCGAATTACTGCAAAACCATTTGATGCTTGATCCAGTTCAGGCTTCCAGAACCGGTCGTCCTTGTACGACTCTGCACCACCCTTGTTCAACTTATCCAACTCTTGGGTGATCTTTGAGAGATCGGTGGACTTCTTCTTTAAATCTTTAAATGACATTTGTATCCTTTCGTGTACGAAGTATTAAAGTGTGACAGATATACGAAGTATTATAACCGTATTATGTAGGTAAGTCAAATAGGAAGTCGAGAAGATTTGGGCAGGAAGTTCAATGACTGTGCTTCGGCTTTAATCTTTTCAACAATTGGTTTTGACAAATGCTTGGCAATATATGAAGGATCTATATTGTGCAATTCACAAATTTGTAGAACTGCATCCATATAAGAACAATTCTTCTTTTTAATTATCTTTTCAATTTCATTTTGAATATTTAATTCACCAGATTCAAGTATCATATTTTCTCCTTTTGGAGCATTATACTGCTAAATTAAAATAAGTCAATTTTGTTTTAACCAATCTTCTAAACTGATTTTGGGTGTCCAGTTTAACTGTGCTTTTGTTTTACTTATATTTGCTAAAGTTATTTTAGATTCACCCAATCTAGGAGGAATGTTTACAGTTTCTCCACCAATCATTTTTGCTATTTCATTTATTGAATAGTTTATTCCAGTGCCAACATTATAAATTTGTCCAAATTCATACTTAGTCTGTCTTGTACCCTCAATTAACCACTCGTCAAAAATCTTAGATGCCGCTAAAACATTTGCTTCTACAACATCAGAAACATGCGTAAAATCTCTTCGTTGTGTACCATCACCAACAATAGTCATGGGTTCATTATTTCTTTTTTGTCTTTGGAAAATACCAATAACAGGTGCATATTGACCTTTAATAGGTTGACGCTCACCATAGACATTAAAATATCTAAAAATTACGGTTTCTAAACCAAATAATTTTGAATACATTTTACATAACTCTTCACCACCAACTTTAGAAACTGAATAAGGATTAAGACAATCGTTTTCCATAGTTTCAACTAGTGGTGGATTATTTTTTAAACCGTATGCCGATGAGGTGGATGAATAAACAACTCGTTTGACTCCAGCCTCTCTTGCACACTGCAAAATGGTGCAAGTACCTAAAGTATTTGCAACAACTGCTTTAATTGGATTCAAAACGCATGGTTGAATTCTTGCCTCTGCTGCTAAATGAAAAACAACATCAATACCATCATATAAATGACGAGTAGAATTATAATCACAAATGTCTAATTTGTAATTATTGGCTATTTCATTCCAATAAAAATGATCATGTGCATCGGATGATTCGTTGTCAATTACTGTTACAGTATGACCATCATTTATTAGACGATCAACTAAATTTGAACCAATAAATCCTGCTCCACCTGTTACTATAATTTTCATGATTGATATTTTTGTTTAAGGTTTAATAAAATATACCGGATCTGAGTTTGGTACTTTGATATAGTTTGGCACAAACCCGATACTATCAAAATATTCGTTACATGCACTTCTTGCACCTTGCAAACCCCAATCATCTATGATGACAACTCCACCCGGAGAAACTAGAGGAAATAATTTTTCAAGAGCATATTTTGTGGGTGCGTAGATATCCATATCCAAACGTAATATTGCAATAGATGGTATTTGTTTTATGAGTTCTTCTGTTAATGTTTTTTGAATCCATCCTTCAACTAATTGTACATTATCATATAAATTCCACTTAGTCAGATTTTGTATTACTGTTTGTTTGTCTATACTAGTAACACCACTTGATTTTAATAAATCATCGTCAGGAACATTAACATTATGAGTTATTTTTCCTAATCCCGGTTGTTCTGTGTCTTTTTTTCCGGCTAATTGAATTCCCTCAAAACTATCAAATCCCCAACACGTTCTGTTTGTTTGGTTGGTGGATGCTTTGGAACCCAACATCAAAAATGCAAAATTTGATCCAGCAGCAACACCACATTCAATTATATCTCCGGGAATATTGTTATCACTAACATATTTACCCATATTATAACTGTTGTATTTTGTCTCATGTGTAGAAAATGCAACACTACCAATGTCTTTATATTTTGTGATAAATTCTGTTAAATTCATAAATTACTCCTAGTGTGTTCTAATATTTGGGGAATGCTTTTTTCTCTTCTATCATTACCCCATTGAGATATATCTGGTAGAGTAGTTATATTATATTTTCTTCCCAATAAACTTAAAATACTTTGATCGTGCCTATGATCTTTAAACTCTGGATAATTTCCCAAACCACATACATTTGGATCATCTGTTATTATTCTAGAGTCTTCAGCATAAGTTAACCATTCTTTAAAAAATTGAATGTTGTTTGCATTTTTTATACACACAATAAAACTTGCTAAAATTTGATTTACACTTAAATATGGTTCTGTATCTAATCCCATGTAATAAAAACAATCTCGTTTTGTCCATTTTTTATGTGTATGAAAATCTTCTAATGTAAACAATAAAATACCATTATGGGTAGTTTTGCAAACTTCTATAACTGAATTTATATTGTTAATAAAATGAGATCCACTATCCGCATAAAACAAAAGATCACCATCTTGCATTGATTCTAGAGTTTTTACAATAAAATATGGTTTCCACAACCAATAACCAGCACCTCTTGATTGGTTCAAAATGTGTTGATTTTTTGAAGAAAATTGCGGATCAATATCATTTACTCCATATGATATTATTTCATCAAACCCACCCACACTTTTACCAGTTTCACTATTTTTTTTCTGAGCATGGTAATACTTTTTATTTGCGTAATTAATCAATATTTTTTTCATTCTTTTACTTCCTTTGCACCTTCTGGATTCATTAGTGGGAGTTCGCTTACATTTGGATTCCAAATATAAATATGCAATTGCTTATCTGTTTTATATTCCTTTTTGCAGAGATCCCACATTTTTCTAGCCCAACAAACATCTTCCGCAGAATTAAAATCTATAAATCTTACTTGTTTTGCCAATTCTGTTCTAAAGGGACAAACTGGAAATGGTGGTCTTTTACAAATTCTTTTACCACCTATTACTCCATTTGGTTTCCATATTTGAGTTCCGGGGTTTTCTGGATCATCTACAAACCCATCTTTATACCAATGAGATAATTGTTCGAGTGGCGGAGTTTTATCGTGTGCTAAACTAAAATCAACAACCCATTCATCTCCATCAATTATTGCTTTTTGTGCATGGGAAATCACATCTATGTTTGGATGCTTTTCGATAATATTACAGACAGTTTTAATATAATCCTCCGATACATCATCGTCGTCATCTATCAATACCACAAACTCACCTTGAGCCATTTGTATTAATCTGTCTCGCTTTTTACCAACACTGATTTTTTTATTATCTCCCAAAATTATTAGTTCTACATCTTTTCTATCACCAATTTGAAATAATAATTTGTTCACTATTCTTGGTAAAAATCTATCATCAAACATTCTTTTTGGTATAGTTGCAACACCTATTGTCAATTTAATAGGCACTGGTTCGTCAATTACAGTATCTGTTGTTTCTTCTGACATTATTTTTTCCCCGCAAATTTTGTTGTTTCTGATGTTTTGGGATTAAATTGATATATGTACATTCTTTTCCCAATCAATTCTTCGGTTTTCATTAGACCACTATCCCATAAACGATGAGAATAATCTTGATCTTCTCCGTGCGAAATTTCCTTATATCCTATCTTCCTTGCTATTTCAGTTTTAATTGTATTCAAGTGATTGGGTGTTCTGTATTGAATGCCATCTTTTCTAAAATGCCCACCACAAACTAAATTGTGGATAAATGGCAAATTGTGATGAGGTAAAAACCCAACAAGTTCAACAACATCTGGTTTATTCTTTAATGCTTTAAGAATATCCGAAACATAAATGTCAGTAATCATATCATCATCATCAATAAAACATACATATTCGCCTTTTGCTTTATTTAATAGATTGTTTCTTTTTTTACCTACGCTATTTTCACCATTATCAGTTTCAGTTACAATTTCCACAACATCAGTGGCATTGCATTTTTCTATTTGTCTTTTTAATTCATTTACCAACAAATTATAACTATTAACTCTATTTGCTTTATTTGATAAATGCAATATACCAATTGTCCATAAGATATTCATATTAATCCTTCTTTTAGTCTTGTTTTAAAAATTTCTCTATCTATTGAATCTAATGACTCTGTTTGTTTTCTTAAATCGTCATTTATTGACGACCATTCATGAGAAATAATTCTGTTATTTATATCAGTTATTTTATTTAATTTTCTACCAATTCTAGTCTGTTCGTCATCTGCAAATAAACTTTTATATATTGGATTGTAGATATACCCAAATCTATCATAGTATTTTTTACCCAATATTGACAAAACCACAAGTGAACCGCGACCTGGTATGTGTTGAGTAAATGCCGATGTGTGTGCATTGTAATTTAAAATACCATCATAGTCTGGATAGTATTTTTCCATATCCTGAAATATAATCTTATCGTAATGATTTTTATTAACAACCATATCATCGGATACAAGTAAACAAACTTTCCACCCCTCTTTAGGTATATCCCGATTACATGCATCTATTTTGTTTTTGCTGCTTCCATAATAATACTCTAAATCTACTTTAGATTTCATATTTTCTAAGAAATAACGCATAGGGTTATTATTACAACTAACATCATCAGTATCCATAGAAATAATAAATTTTACTCGTAATGTGCCCGAAAGATTATTCACATATTCTGTCAAGATTTTTTTGAATAAATCTGGTCTGGAACGAGTTGGATATTTTATCAGTAAATCAATCATTTTAACAATACTCCAAATGTAATTTTGCACAATCATTATATTTTTGTGGGATACAGATATCTAAATTGGTGTATCTGTGACAATTATGAATAAAACCATCTATACAAATCGCACCAAAATTGTTTACAAAATCTAATAAAATTTTAGAAGAAGATGGTGTTACCATATAACAACAAGTTCCCGAAAAATCGCCATGGTTTTTAGAAACAATATAAAATGAATCTTCTTGTTTTAAATTTGAAAAATCATATGCTTTATTGTGCGTTGGTCTACTTGGACTTACTGACTGCAAATATAACAGTTTATTTGTTTTTGTTACAAAGTTTACACACATTTCAGAAATGTATTTTGCACTAGCATCGTCAAATAACACATCGTCTTCCATAATCAATATTGGAATATTTTTTTCTACACTCATTTTCCACAAGTTGTAATGGCTCAAAAATAATGCAATTTCATAACTTCTTGGTGGATCATCATTATTTAATCCAACTTTAATTAAATTGTTTTGGTATTTTATATACTTGTCATAATTTTTAACCAACCGCTCAGAACCACCACGATTATATTCAAAATCCGGAATCATAGTTGCATCAAAAAAAGAAGGTTCAAACCCATTTTTAGACAATAAAGGAAAAACTTCAGATTGGACATATCCTTCTCGTTTTACATTTTTTTCCACATTCCATAATAAATGTTCTATTCTATTTAAACTAACATGTATTATTTTTGCAAGAATCATATTACGCTCCCGGAAAATTATTTGCTTTTCGTTCTCTATAAATTTTTTCTGCTTGCTTTGTGTTGCCGCTTGGAATAGTGGGATGAAACTTATGTGTACCACGCAAACGATGTTCGTGATATTGTTTTAAATCACCCCTTATCCACAAGCAATTGTATTTAGTTGCAACTTGATATAGTTCCGTATCCGCCCACATGTGCCAGTATTCTTCCCACATTGGACCTTTACCTTGATTGATCTTTTCCCTAAACTCTTTACCCAACCAAGCACTTCCGCATATTTGCTCACAGGTTTCACAAGCCATGCTTCCAAACTTATCACCGTATGGTTGCATTACACCAAATGTACCACCAAAATGACGAACAAATTGTAAACGCAGTTGATGTGCTTCATAATCTGGATCTGGGTACATATCATCACCAGCAGCAATTATTATTTCATAATCAGACAATAATCCAGATAGGTAATTTACTGCTTTGGGCCAACCTCGATAACCACCAATGCTAGATTCTGCAACGATAATATCGGTTAATCCTGAGTACTGAGAAAGCAATCTATCTGGAACAATTACGGCAATCTTATAACCTTTACTTTTCCAAACCGGAAAAGTTTTCTTTGCCATTTCTATATTTGCACTGGGTAGTGCTAACCACACATCTTCTTTCATTTTCCTACCTTTGTTTTAAGTCTTCTGCTTGCTTGCATATGTTCAACTACTACTGGCTGTTCTGGTTCAAACCATTTACAGTCAAATACTTTGCAATATGACTGTGGAAAATTAAAAGTACGCAATCCTATTTTGTCATAAGATTCCCATACCTTTTGTAAACTTTGTTGCTCCCAACGATTGGGATTGTTTCTGCTTTCAACTTTCCATGTATTGATTAGACTTCTCGCAAGCGGAGTATTGTTAAAATACATTGTACCTCCAGCAAGAGCCTCATTACCAAGATTCCAAGGTTTTAAGTGTGCATTTTTTGGTTGATTCCAAACATTAGGAATCCAATAACAACCAAAATCATAATCATCAAGTTTATCAAATAATTCTGGTTTATTTCTGAATCTACCATCAGCATCCACCCAAATAACACCACCTTGGCATTCATGTAATGCTTGTTCTATTACTTCCGCTTTCATCGTGCAATTATGAACCCAAGAACCTTTACTTTCTTTGGGATATGCCTTTACTTGCAATTGGAAATTGTTGCAAGTCTTAACAAGTTCGATTGCTTCTTCTTTATATTCTGGTGTATAAAAAGTAATTACAGTTACCATTTTGGTGCCAATTTATTGTCATGAACATACAAAATATAATCTCTTCTACCCAATTCAACATCATGTTTTGCCATCATATCAACAAGATTATCAAAATCTACTTTTGGTTGCCAACCAAGAACCGTTCTTGCCTTGGTTGAATCCCCCAACAATTGATCAACTTCGGCTGGACGATAATACCGTGGATCAATTTCCACATAATCTTCGTAATTCATATTATATTTTGCAAATGCTTTTTGACAAAAATCACGAACAGAATACATTTTACCAGTAGCAACAACATAA